AATTTCCCCAGGGGTACCGAGTACCGGGTCCTTCATTTTCATATGTAAGGTCTCGATGTGTACGGGATATCCAATAACCATTTCTAAAAGGCATTAATAATATTTATTCAGTGGAAACATTTAAATGAGTAAATTCTGTTATTGTTAACCGTCTTAACAAAGCAGCAACAGTTACAGCATCAAGATCCGGGTACCAATCGCGAGGATGCAAATTCGAAGTTATCCATATTTTCTTCGCTTTGAAAACCGTGGATGATCCTTTGGTTTCGACAATCACAGGCCATTTGTCCAACCAAGTTAAAATATTCGATATCGAAACAATCCCGCGAAATTCATCAATAACAACATGTTCCTGTCCATAGTAACCGTCCCAAAACTTGGTCAACGCATTCTTCGGATACGCATTAATACCAGCTTCAGTCCAAGCTCGGTGGGATTTCCCGGCACCAGTGGCACCCCAGAACACAAAGACCTCCTTTTCACAAATTTCGGGGACCATCGAATCCACAGCAATTTTTTTCAATTGGGTGTAGCACCGCACACGGATGTCCGCTGGGATTTCTTCAACCGCTCCACGTTTGGCAGATGCCCAAATAACGTCCCAGTCTTTCTCTTTATTCCGTTGAACTGGTTTAGATCCAAGTTCAAATTGGGTCCCTGGGACTCGGGTGTCTTCTTTCCAGACGTAGTCTTCAGCAGCCTCTGATCTAGTCGGTTCACAGTGTGCGGTGGGCCAAAGTTTCTTGAGGGCGGAAAGACGGGTGGGTTTAGCGGAGTGGATGATAAACTGCCAATGCAAAAATCCATTTTCTTCTCCAGTCTCAAGTTGACCTTTGACATAGGAGACAGAGGGGTGCAAGTAAGGGGTCCAATCTTGGTGGGGCACGGTGAGAATCCATATTCTGTTTGGTTTTGAAACATTAGACATTCTTCAACTGGATTCATTATTTAAATAGGCACTTTTTTGCGCTCTATTTATGCAAATTGACTTTTGCGGGGGTATGCTACTTTTGGGTGAGTTGTTCCCACGCCTAGTATGCTACTTTTGGCATACTGGGTTCCCACGGTAAAATGGAGAGTTTTCAATGTAGGTTAAGGTTAAGGTTAAGGTTAAGGCGTTACAGTGTTACGTGTTACGCCGATCTATGTAGGTAATACTATGTAACAAAGTTACGTCCTACATAGATGGCTTAAGTTTTTTTCAATGATAATCAAACTTCGATTGAGGGGTGTGGCGAATGAATTAACGCTAACACTCATTTACACGGAGCACGAACCTTTTCGTGAGGAACGTTTGCACTCGGCCCAACGATTCTAACAATACCTCCGGTGGCACTCCGTAGGGCACCTCGCCGGAGGGCAACGGATCTCAGTCCGGGGCCCCAGAGCCCCAAACATCGAGCGTTCAACGCCGTTGGGCACCTCGCCGGAGGGCATCCTCTCAGGGCTTTTGGCTTTTTGTCGCCTGCCGCTGGCCCACTAGCCGTGGAGGCAGAAATTTAAATGTACAAAAATATTCTTTTATTTAAATTAGCGCAAAAGCCGAACATTAACGCACACGTCTCATCCCACGTGCCATTCTTCTTCCATATGAAACACGAGAACGTACTCTTCTAACAACTCTACGTACTCTTCGAACAGGGGCACGTCTACGAACAATTCTTCTAGCATAACGAGGCATTTTATTTATTTTTTATAACTTAAGAACATAAGGGCTAGTATATACCTTTTTGTTTTTAATAGTGCATCCAATAGCAAAATGACGATGAGTCTCATAAACAACATCAATTGGCTCAGAACCAACACCGCCAATGTCCAACAACTTTTCAAAGAAAACAACCTGTGAATTTCCAAATGTACCTTTCACAGTAGTATTATCAACATTCAACTTATTTCCCATGATCCATTTACTCAAAGACAATTCTTTCTTAAAGTACACAACAGTAGACAATATAGCACCAGGACTAATATTCAACGACTCAACATTATTAGCATTGAAAAACATCGCCTTGCTTGGAGTAGCGCACAAATCAGGATCTGTAGTACAATCAAAACTTCGATTACCAGTCACAGTATCAGGATATAAGTTCAAATTATCACGCTTCACCTTTTCAACCAATAGATAGTTATTACAATTAATAACTTTACAATTCAACGTTTGAACTGCATTGTCAGTTGTACTAGTACCACCACCAACCAACGCTGTACGATTTTGATAATGAGATTCCAACTTTGAATTTATGGTAATATTAATACATTCAGCTGGGATTTTGTGAACCAAAGTCGAATTACCCATACTACCAGTAGCACTGGTAGAAGCCCAGACATTAATTGAACTAACCTTTTTAAACTTGTTCAAATAATCAGCATCAAGCTGATACAACTTATCAAACAACTGTTCTCCAGCCGAATACCAGGTTAACCCTGGTACAACATTAACAAACAAAGTATTATACTCTAAAGTTGTCGAAGGATTTTCATTCAACATGTATGAAAAATTAACACACAAATAAGGATAATCAATACCACTTATTCGATAACCAGGAAAAGTATTATTTCCAAGACCATTAATATTCAATATAGACTCTGTAATTTTTTCACAAGAAAACTTCAATGTTTTAAACAACACACTTTTCATCAAAGCCATTCCAATATGTTTACTAATAGTAAATACAGGACAAGTAGTTGTACTAAAATAAGTCGCATGTTGTCCACCAAATTCACCAGCTTCATGCCATTCAGTTACAATACCACTATAAGCATTAATAGTACTTCCAGTTCCACTGGAAAAAGGTTGAATTTTTAAAACAGTTCCAGCATTTTGAGGAACATAAGACATTTTTGGAGCAGTACGAGAAGTCTGTGTATAACGACTTCTATATGTAACACCAGGAGGATCAATACTCATTGGAGTACGAACAGAAGAACTTGAACGACCTCTAGGTAATTTAGGAGTTGGAGTCATATTATTTATTTTTTCTCTAAAAACATTCTCTGATGCTAAATTAGAATTTATAGCTGCATTCGTTCTTCCCGCAGAATATATTTTACCAATCTTATAAGCAGTACGAAGATAACGAGGAATATCATATAAACTTGGACGTCTGGGGTAAGAATTTCCCCAGGGGTACCGAGTACCGGGTCCTTCATTTTCATATGTAAGGTCTCGATGTGTACGGGATATCCAATAACCATTTCTAAAAGGCATTAATAATATTTATTCAGTGGAAACATTTAAATTTTTTATTCAAAATGTACTACGTTCAATCTTCGCAATAAAGCCTGTTTCGTCTCTTCGTCAGCATCAGGATACCAATAATACGGATCCAAATTTGATGTAATCCAAATCATTCTTGCTTTAAGAACGACGGATGATCCTTTAACCTCCACAATAACGGGATACCTGTCCAACCATCGTAACATGTGTGAAATGTCAATTCCTCCACGGAATTCATCAATAATGACATTATCCTGCCCTCTATATCCATCCCAAAACTTCGTTCGGGGGTCCTTAGGATAAGCTTCCAAAGTTCCTTCTTCCCAAGCACGACGACTTTTTCCAGTTCCAGTGCGACCCCAAAACACATTAACCGTTCGGACAATAGCAATTGGTTCCATGTGGTCTCCAGCAATTCGCTTGAGCGACATGTAACTTCTAATATATATGTCGGGAGGGATTTCATCCAAATTGCCTCGTTTCGCGTCCTCTCTAATCTTTTCCCAGTCCTTCTCAGAATTTCTGTGCATGGGCTTTTCTCCAAATTCAAACTGGGTTCCATCCACTCTTGTTTCCTCTTTCCACACATACTCTTCCGCTGCGCTAGATCTGGTGGGTTCCATATGGGCAGTTGGAAACAACTTTTTAAGGGCGGATAATCGGGTGGGCTTCTTAGAGTATCCAATAATCTGCCAATGAATAAAGCCTTCGGCTCCTGTTTCAAGTTGTCCCTTGAAATAACTAAACGAGGAATGCAAATAGGGGGTATAATCGTGGAAGGGGATTGTAAAGATCCAAATTCTTGCGGGCTTGCCAACATTTGCCATTCTTCAATTGGATTCATTATTTAAATAGACACTTTTCTGCGTTCTATTTATGCAAATTGACTTTTGCGGGGGTATGCTACTTTCAGGAGAGTAGTTCCCACGCCTAGTATGCTACTTTTGGCATACTCACTTCCCACGGTAAAAACTAGAGTTTTCAATGTAGGTTAAGGTTAAGGTTCATGTTACGTGTTACGCCGATCTATGTAGGTAATACTATGTAACAAAGTTACGTCCTACATAGATGGCTTAAGTTTTTTTCAATGATAATCAAACTTCGATTGAGGG